CCTTGGCGGACAAATTAGCTTTATCCGTTGCAATCTTGGCCCCAACTTGGAGACCAGCGATTTCTTTCTGCGCGGCGATGCGCTCGCGTTCCACGTCCATACGGTCCGTCTTCTCAGCGGCGTCGATCTGAAGCTTCTGTTGCTTTAGCTGGAGCTCGCCCTGTTTAAGCTGCAACTCCTGCATCTGCATCTGCACAATGGGGTCCTGAGCCATCTGCTGGCTCTGTTGCTGCTGAACTGCGGACTGGTTCTTCTGAAGAAGCTGGCCTGCGGCAGCGGCTGCCAGACGCGAAACCTGAAGCTCAACATCTTCCGACATATCCGAATCTGGTGGTGGCAGCGGGACGCCTGCCTGAAGCTCGATCTGACGGCGATACTCAAACGCCACGTGCTCTTGGATATGCGCTGCCATGGCGGCCATCATCTGCTGCGCCTGCGGGTTCTGGCCCATTAGCTGCTGGATCGTGGGGTCCTGCATCGCGGTTATATGGACGGTAATATGCGCCTGATGGTCTTGGTACATGAACGCCTTGACCGGCTTCATATTCAGGACGTCCATGTTCTCGCTAACCGGATCACGCGGCTTACGGTCGTCGTCGTCCTTCAAGGGCACAAGCTTCTGAGCATTCTTGATGCCCAACACCTCAAGCATCTGACGGTGTAGGAAGGGCATGTCGTAGATTTGCGGCGCACCCTGCGCCAACTGGATAACTGCCTGATACTGGACAATCTTCTGCGCCATAGTGGCAGCGTTAGGGTCGCTTACCGGCAGCACATCGACGTTGTCGTAGTCGGACTTCTTGGCCTTGCGGCTGCCTTCTTCTGGCTCGTAGGAGTAAGACTCCGGCGTATAGTCAGCGATGATGTGCTTGAGGAGCTTGAACTCCTGCTTCATCGAGTAATGGATGCGCGCCTGTACCGCCGACATCATCTTGAGGCTGCGCTCAAGGATAGCCAGTGTTGTCCCCACAGGGGCATTTGCCGACATATCAGAGACCTGAAGGTCCGCCATACCAGCGAAGCGACGGCCTTCCTCTACGATGGTACCCAGCAGGCTGTAGAGGACCTGACTTGGCTCTTTATACGGCAGCGGCATAATGTTGTCGCGCATCGTGCCTGACGCCACGTCCACGTCTCGCCACTCAGCAGGGCTGATGGGCGTATCATCACCCTTTACCCGTAGCCCCTTAGTCTTAAAGCCACCGGGCAGGTTGCTCAGTGTGCCCGCATCGACAAGCTGACGGATGAGGCTGGTGCCTGACTTGGCGAAGGCACCGATGAGGTGGATGAGGCCGAAGGCGTAGAAGCCAAAGCCGGGTACGTAAGAGTAGTGTACGTAGTGATTGCGCTTTGCCTTAAGCTTGTCGTCGGGCTGCCAGTTGCGCCGGATGGCGAGGATTTCGCTTGATCCCTTCTCAATCGTAACAATGTAAGGAAGAGCGATACCCTCATCGTCCTTATCCCTAAATTTGTCATCCTCGATGACGAGATCAACCTGCATTTCCAACAACTTGAAGCGGTCGTCGGTCGTAGCACGGAAGCCAAGGCGCTCCGCAATCTTCTTCTCGACCTCGTCAAGCGTGTTTTCAGGGTCTCCAAGCTCCACATCACGGTAAAAGCCGTCACGCTGGAGCTTTTTAAGCTCGTTTGGCGTCTTGCGCATCACATGGGTGACACGCTCAGCAGATTCGAGGTTAGATGCGCCATAAGGCACCACAACGTCGTCTGCGGGCACGTACATCGACACCTGCCGACCCATCGACGGGTCGTAATACACCTTTTTGAACGCGTTACCCGCAAGACCAAGGCCCCACAGCATCCGCTCGTGCTCCGGGCGGTACTCAATCATACGGTCAGTCAGCTGGTAGTTCATGTCGTCTTGGACGCGCCGCGCTGCATCGCGCTTTTGCGGTGTTTCTTTGCCAATAATCTGCGTCCGCACCGGCCCTTGAGCCGGGAACGTCTCCATCATGGTCTCAGCTTGGAACTTAACGACTGATTCAGCGAGGAGTGGGTGGTACACACCGCAAGCACCGGGCCACGGCTCGGTACGGTCTTCGACTTTCATCCCCAGAAGCTCTAGACCATCGACATAAGTCTGTATCCAGTCGCGGCGACTGGCAATATCGTCGTCGTAGTCCCCGATTAGGTCGCCTACAAGCTCGGTCAGCTCGCTGTCATCAAGGACTTCTGCAAGGTTTTCATTAAATTCTTGGTCCTCGTCGTCATCACCGGGCTCAATCTCAATCTCCAACCCATCCATGCCGATGGTAACGGACTCAGGGTCCTCGATCTCGATCTCAATGTCGGGCTCTGTGTTCACTCCCGGCATCACACCTCCGGAAAACGACGCATCAAGACCCAACGGCGCTTGATTGAGAGCTTTATCGACGGCCATCAGTAATATCCCTGTTGCTTGCGGCTCTTAAAGTATATGATATCGTCAGGTTCGTCGAGGTTAGTTGTCACGTAGCCACCCCTACGGAACCGGTGCATCGCCATAGAGACGGTATCGACGTAGTCATCATGAGAACCCGCAGGAAACTCAGCCACTTCATCAATGACTTCTTCCGCCCAGCGGGAGGCGGGTGCCCATACTCTTCCGGAGGCGAATATGTCAGCGACGGCGTTCAGCCGGCTGATCTTGTCGTTGCCACGCGTCGGGGTGAACTCCTGCACGGGGATGCCCATAGCACGCATCTCGTAGATGAGCGGCGCACCTGACGCCTTCTTTTCAATGATGACGCTGTCCGGGCTCCACTCCTTATACTCGTCAATGGCGCACCGCTTTAACTCCGGGAACTCCATACGGTCGCGGAAGGCGTTGAGCAGGATAATATTAGCCTGAGATATGCCCGCGTCGTCTGCTTGGTAGAACACACCCCACGTCGTGCACGCCGAATAGTCGGACCGTGACGTCTTCTCGAAGGCCGTATCCCAGCTCTGGAGGATAAAGTCGCACGACGGCGGCACGTCGCTCGCCCACTCCTGCCACCACTCTCTTTTTACTATAGCAGCAGACTCAGAGATAGGGTTCTGCTGGTATTGCGCCTGCCACTTACTGTTAGGCACGTCGCGCTTAACCTTTAAGAGCTCCTCCAGCTCCCAGAACTCAGGCCACAGCGGGTTATCCGAGGGAAGAATAGCAGGAAATTCAATAACTTCCCACTCGCCAATGCTCTCGTTGGCAGCTGCATCTTTCAATATCTGTCCGGTCAGGTCGCGCTTCGACCACCGCGTCATCACGATGACAATAGCCCCGCCCGGTTGCAGACGTTGACGGGGGCCGGATGTGTACCACTCGTAGGTCTTGTCGTAGATATCGGGGTTTATTTCCGCCAGAGCAGCTTCTTGCTCGCTGTGCGGATCGTCGATGATGAGGACGTCGGCCCCTTTACCGGTCACTGCACCGCCGACGCCGATGGCAAAGTAATCCCCGGCCTTACTAGTGTTCCATCGTCCAGCTGCCTTAGAGTCCGAGGCCAGAACAAGGTCGGGGAAAATATGTTTGTATGCGTCGGTGTCGACGAGGTTACGCACCTTACGACCGAAACCAACGGCAAGCTCCGCAGTGTGGGAGCACTGAATGATCTTCTTGTGCGGGAACTTACCTAGGAACCACGCAGGCAGCAGATAGCTGGCAAACTCGGACTTGGTATGCCGGGGCGGCATGTTAATGATAAGGCGTTTACACTCACCCTTAGCCACACGCTCGAACGCGTCCGCCATCTTAGCGTGATGCCTACCACCAATGAACGACGGCCAGACTTCCTTCACGAACGCCATAAACTTCTGCTGGCACAGCTTGCGGCTCTTCAGCTCGGACAGCTTCTCCAACTCCGCCAGCAGCCGCTCCTGCTCGTGCACTGGGAGCATAGGTAAGATTTTAGGTATATCTTTCAACGAGATATTATTCATCGTCGGCGTCTTCTTCGGGCTCGTCGTCTGAAAGAGCGATACCCAGCTCTTCGTCAAGGTTCATACCTAACGGAGTGACGTCAATAATGTCGGCATTTAGCAGGCGCTTGACCCGCTCCTTGATGGCGCTCTCCAACGCCTCTGGGCTATTGTAGTTGATGTTGATCTCGCTGCGCTGGGTGAACAGGCTGATATCGCTGTGCTTACCTAGCAGCTCCAAAGCCTTCAGCTCGAACTTGGTATCGCCACAGTTAGCTATCTCTAGCAGCTTATTGGTAAGCGCTGTACGTACCTGCACCACATCCAAAGCCAAGCTCTGACCATACTCGTGAAGGAACGAACGGGCAGCAATTGCTGTTACCGGCGTACGCAGTGGGGCTGGGTTCTTCGTCCGGAGCACTTCATCGAACAGCGCGGCTTCGCGCTTCAACGTCTCTTCGTCCACTTCCAGTGGGGCACCTAGCTGTTCCAGCAAGTCAACAGTGTTGGCAGCGACCGCCACCTCATCGGCAAAGGTCGACAGCGTCTCGTCATCCGTCGAGTACGGCATAGGGTGCTCGTCGGTAGGCTCAATCTTAACTACTGGCATAGGTGCAGCGTCCGGTTTGGGGGAAGCAGACCTTGCTTATATGGGCGTAGGGAGTGCGTGTAAAGTGGTCGGAGCGCCCGTCGCTGGGTTAGGCGACGTTTATTCCGATTATCCGCAACACACCACGGGGAGAGGAGGGAGGGGGC